TTAAAGAAAAACACTTGGGGCAAATTCCAAACGCCGAAATAATTTTGTTGATAAAATAATTGGCGCGGCAAATTAATTTACGAAGGAAGGGTTTCATGTTTTTCTGCTATCTTAAAAAGCGGGGCAATGTGATCTTGATTTTTCCAGAGTGGGTCGGCCCATTCTTGGGACTTGCAGAAGAGAGAAATAGCCGCTTTTAAGTTGGAGATTTCTAATTGAGCGTCAATAAGATCGTACTCTATTTCTCGGGACACTGAAGATTTCACAAAAAACCTATTTTGCGGGTCGCCAAAAATAAATACTTCGTTATCGTCTGTTCGTGGGGTCGCATTCATATTATCCATTTGGATAAGCGGCTTCCCAGTTTGAGAGTTGCCGTTTTAGTTCTTGAATTTCTAAATCTTGCCTCTCAATTGTATGGGCCAATGCTCGATTGTCAATCTCTAATTCTGCGAATTTTTCATCCGCATCGTCGGGATTCAGCCATTCTTTTTTAATGTGATAGTCTAAGTTGGAAATATTTTCGGCCAAAGATGCTGAATAATCAATGAGAAACGTGGTAAAACCATCGGTAATAGCCAAAAAACAATCGTCAATTTGATCTTCAAGTTTGCCGTTTTTACTTTCCAAGTCGTCGTTGGCTTCTTCCAAGTCGTCGTTGGCTTCTTCCAATTCTTTGACCTCTTTCTCTAATCCTGAGATGTCGACCCCAAGATCGTGAATTTTGTCTTCGAGGTCGCTTTTGGAAGAACTGTTGAGAGATTCCCCGATTTGGATTACTGTTTTATTTCCAAGGGGATATGTTCGCGTGATTTCGTAGCGTGAAAAATCAAAGTCTTCGATGATTAGTTTGGTGGTGTCCATGTGTTAATTTAATACAAATTTTCTTCGCCGTCAAGGTGTTTTTCAATTTTTTTACCATCTTCATCAACGAAATCTAAGAACCCATCAAAAACAAACCCCGCGCCTTTTAAATGATTCTCAAAAGCCTTAATTAATTCTGGCAGGGTTTCGGCGTTGGTTGTTGTTTTGTGATGAGTTTTCTCGCTGCCATAGGAGGTTTTAGAGAGGAATTGGGTGATGGAGTGGTTTTTCATATTATTTTCCCAACTTCTTAAATTGTTTATCGCGCTCTTTAAGTGTATTTGCCCAAATCAAGCCACCAATGGGATGATCCTCGATTTCTACTGAGTCCATATCGCTTAACGCCCCAAAGCTTACTTTTGGTAGTAATGACTGGAGACTATCTGTTTGCTCGTGGCGTTCCCGACTCATCATATAAACCATTGGCTCGTTCTCCCCTGACTTCCATTCTTCGCCTTCTTTGTATGGGGAGGTTAGTTCAGAATAAAATAACCCGTTGTATTGCTTGTCGGGGCCGACGTAGAGGTATTTGGGGTGGGAGTTGAAGAGTTTTTTCATTGGTCGTTGATTTCTTCCTCCCACTTGCTAAATAGAGAATCGCAGTAAGTATTCACGAATTCTGTAATGTTTACGCCCTTGTAGAAGGCGGCTTCGATGAATTTTCTTTCTGGGATGGACGGATTTCCTTGTGAGAACATCCATTGGCCAGAACTTTTTTGAGCGGCCAAAGTTTTTACGTCGAAGGTGATGGATGGGTCGGATGGTAAGTTCATTTCTCAAGCGCCGAAGGGCTTCTGAAGGTTAGCTGTCAATAGGGAGGCTGTCAAGTAAATCCTTGACCCAATTAGACCGTTCATTATCTCGGGCAATGGCTTTATCTAAATGTTCTTGGTAGAATTGAATGTTTGAAATTAATTCATCTTTCTTTGATTTAAGCCACTCCGCATAAGTCCGCGTTACTATCTCAATAATACGAGCGTCATTATACTTCGTATCACAGTCACAATCAATGCTTTCATTAATTTGAGAGACCATAAAATCCTTCATGTTCTCATGGTCCCTTGTTGGAGGAGTCCAGCTTTTTACTTTCTCAAGCATAGAAAGGTAGCTTTGCTTTTGGGCTTTGCTGCTAGCATCAGTTCGGCGGCAATTATCCAGAATTCGATTCGTTTCGGCCTTAAATAATTTATTTTTTTGCGCCCGAGTTAGTTTTCTAAACTTAGATTCGGCAGATTTAGCAGCGGCCAATGCTTTTTTATCATAATCACTCCCGAATTTAACATTTTCTGGCGTAACTCCTACGCTCGAATCTTCATCTCGTAGAGCGATGGCCGCTCCAAAGTTTCGGGCGCAGTTGAGGGCGAATTTGCGGAAAGTGATTCCGTCTTTAATGTTGTGGGTGTATCCTGTTGGCATATTGTCTGTTGTTTTTAATGTGAAACACTATCGCTCTCCACTGAAGCTTTGTCAATCAAGAGTTTTCTAATTTGTTGCCACTCGGGATTGCGGTAGGCGGAGTATGTATATCTTTTCATTTTATGTGTAACTATTAGTAATATTTACTTATGAAACTATCTCAATGGGCAAAACAACAGGGCATTCATTATCATACAGCGTGGACATGGTTTAAGCAAGGGAAACTTCCTGTTTTGGCCAAGCAACTTCCGTCTGGAACCATTATAATCCAAGAACTTGATCCTGTCAACAGAAAAAACGAGGCAATCGAACTTTGCGAGAAGCTTTTAGAAATTTTAAAAAAATGAATAAATATCACTTTAATTTCCCTAAACTGCCAGCGGTTTATAAATTCACTAACAAGGTGAACGGCAAAATTTACATAGGCAAGTCAACCGATTTGCGGAGAAGAATGTATTCTCATTTTAGATCATCTCTCCAAGAAAAAGCGTCTGATTCCTTTGTGAGAGCTTTAATAAAATATGGGTTTGATTCATTTAAGATTGAGGTAATTGAGCTATTCCCCAAAAGAAGCAATTTTATTGATCTGTATATCATGGAGAGGGAAAAATTTTGGATTGGGTTCTTCCAGAGTCAAAACGAATCTATCGGCTATAATCTGTTAAGCGCGGACATGAGAATAGGTTTTACTATGTCGGAAGAGACGAAAAAGAAAATTGGCGCTGCATTAAAGGGAAGGCCAAGTCCAATGAGGGGAAAGAAAGGAGTTTTAAATCCGTGTTTTGGCCAAAAGCTTTCGGAAGAAACGAAAAGAAAAATGGCGGAAGGTATGGAAAGAAGGATAGAAAAAGATAGGCAAAATGGCATTGTTCCTAGGAGAGGAAGAAAATATCGAGTGTTAAACTATAAATATATTCCTCCGACTCCAGAAACAAGGAAGAAAATGATAGAACAGTCTGTTTTAGCAACTAGAAAAAGAATAGCTCAGATTGACAATATTACAGGAGAAGTTATTAAAATATGGAATTCGTTGTCGGAAGCCGCTTTATTCTTTACTCCAGATAAGCCGTATAATACGGCTGGTATTTCTCACTGCCTTGCAGGCAGATTAAAAACCGCCTTTGGATTTAAGTGGGCGCTGTCTCAACCTTCGCTAGAGACAGAAGAAGCTCTCTGATTTGCCGCCACTCTGAGTTGCGATAGGCGCTCTCGACATAAATGTAACTTTTTTCGCCAAGATTATGCCGCTGATTTGCTAAAAATCTCTCCGCATTTTCCCTAATAAAGAACGCTTGCTCGAAACGATCAACTAACTTGATATACCGAACGTCCCAATCGCTTGGATCAAAATTACTTTCGTCGTCAACTGGGCATTTGGGCATAGGATAGCTTATCTCCCTACCCTCTCCATCAATGCTGATATTACGATAGTCGGTTGCGGCATTGTAGGCCGATTCTAGTTCATGAAATTCCTCGGGCGAAAGTTCTGTGTAATTATCGTCGTCGTTTTTGATGTAAATGGACTTGTCGTAGTCGCAATTGCCGTCAACACAAATTTCTTGTTTGCTGTAAACTGTAAAAATTGGCGCTTCGGTGCTCAAATGGTTTTGAGTGAAAATGGATTGGAGGTTGTTAATCATAGTTTTAAGAAAAATCTCCAATAATGTAATCCCACGTTCCTTCGCCATGTCCAATACAATGACCATCTAAAATTTGGTGGCGCAATAAATTATTTGGGCCGTCAAAGGAATGATTTTTTCGGTGAAATTCCTCCCAAGTATTTTCTCCAATTCCCATCGCGTACGGAGGTTTATCGCCTCTTGGCATCCAATGTCTATTTTCAATGATCGTTAGCATGGAAGACATAATTTCTGGTTGACCATATTCATCAACAATCTTGGATTTTGGATCACGGAATAGGGTTTTCCAGTCTTCAAGGTTGTTAATCCCCTCTTCTGGATAAACATGAAGAGAAAAACACCATCCGCCGCTGGATTTACCGATGTGTCTCGTAGAGTCTGGTTTTTTACAGCATTCGCAAACGCCGTGTTGGAGGTAGTAGTTGGTTCCCATATTAGAAGTATATGTTGATTGTTTCTTCTGTCAAGTTTTCTAAGTCATTTTTCGCCCTAGCGAGCTTGTCAATGTTATATTTTATCTCATCCCCTAAATCAAGGATTTTCATTTCAAGATTCTTCTTTACCAGCGCTAAAGATTTTTTAGCACCCTTTTTAAGATACGTATTACCTCTGGAATCATTAGGGTGGTCAAGACAGAGAATATCTGATTCTTCGTAGCGCTTGGCGAGATAATCCCTATCAATGTTCTGCCTGTTAAACTCACTGAGGTTTCCTTTATATTTTATCTGGATAATTTGGCCGATTTGATTCGGCGTAAAAATAAATCCAGCAGAATTGATCTTCCCATATCTCTCTCCATGTCTATGAATCCAATAAAGATCATGGAACTCCTGACAGTCCTCAAAATAAACCGCCTTTGCCGCCTTACACCAGTATCTATCAACTTCGCCGACACAAGGTAAAATATAACTCCAAAAAACAATATCCCCATCTTTGTAAATTCTTTGGTTTTCTTGCTCGTCAAGAATTTTTTCACATTCTAGCTGGTCTTGTTTGGTGATCATGTTGGTAACTTAGATTAGATTCCCCGACTTGTCAAGTTGATTATCATTAATCACCTTTAATTTAATTAACCACTCAGCTAAAGGTTTCACTTTTCGCAACCCAAAAAAGAAGGATGCGTTTTTGGATATTTCAATGCTTTGGTTTACTTGCTGTCGAGTGATTTTCATGGGTTAGGAATTGGTAATGTGATTTGTCGTACGTCAATATTCCATCATCCGACGCATAGCGAAAGAGCGAACAATGATGGTTTTCAAAAGTTGCGCGCTCGAAATAAATCTTCATGCGCGTCTTTAAAATCTCTTTAATAACCCCTGTTCCTGCGTGAGCGTACCAAGTATCAATAAGCTTGTCGCCGACTTTAAAAGTTTTCATTTAAAATGTCGCATAACCTTTTGCCAAGCTCGTCATTATCATTAAAGATCAAATCATAGGCCGCGTCAATTAATTCTCGGGCCAAACCGATTCTCTCTTCTTGGTTGAGAAGTCCAGTTGTGATTTTGGCGTTGTCGGATTCGACAAATAATTCTTTGTAATTCCAGTTGTTTTTGACGGTGATATTCATGTTGTTAAGCGTAAAAGTCTATCCTTGCCTCCATGTGTAATCGGGCGTTTTTGTCTAGTCGTTTGAACTCGTCAACAATTTTTTGTAGCTTTTTTGCAGCATATTCTCCTGAATATGAAAAACGGAAACAAAAGTCTTGGCCGTTTTCTTGTTTTTTGAATGTAAACTCGTCGTCTCCGAGAATTAGCTCGGTTAGCTTTTTCATAGATACTCGCCTAGAGTTGTGAGTACCTTCAATGTATGTCCATTCGCCCATATTATAATTTTGATTGAAGACGAGCAATCTCGCTCAGGATTCTTTGCCTTTCAAGTGCTTTGTCCTGCTCGGCTTTTATTTTGGCCGCTTGTTCTAGTTCAATTTGTTTGGCGGCGATTAAAGTTTTTGATCTTTTTTCTGCCTCGTCAATGATCCTATAGAATGCTGGGTTTATTTCTTCGCCGTCATCTCGAACGAAATTTTCGTCATAAGAATTGTCGCTATCAACCCCATTAATTAGCACTGTGTATTTGTGACAACCGAAAACGTCTTCCTCGAAATGATCTTCGGCCAGAAGATCTGCGTATTTGTTGGTAATATCTTCCTCGTTTTTAAAGAAGAATAGACCAAAATCAGATGACGAACTGCCCATGTGGCAGCCTCGACACCAATCACTGCCATCGCTAAGGTAGTGAATGAGGGTGTAGTTTGTTTTCACGTTTGATGATAAGGCTGTTTTGGAGTTTGTCAAATTTATTTTGCCGCCAATTGTCGGATTTTAAATATGGCCCGACATTTTGCCTTTAGCTCGCAGTCGAACAAAACCTTCCGCCCATAATTTTTTGGAAATGAAACTGGCATATCGGCATGTTTGCGAGTGCCATCTACGCCCTCACTATAATGAAAAATAGGCTCAACGGGCCAAGTGTCATAAGCCGCGTCAAATGCTTCTTGGTCGGTCAATCCATCTGGCAACAAAGAATGATGTAAAGTATCAAAAGTTACAGGAATACCAGAGAAATACTTGACCAAATTTTTAACGCTCCAAGTGCCGTTAGCATTGTCGTTATTCTCTAGGACGAGACGATTGCGAACATTGTCTGGCAATTCGTCGTAAACTTCCCAGACTCGGGCGGCAACTTTTACAGGATCATCTTCGCGCCTAACGTGAATGTTTAAAGGTGCGCGGTAGTCGTTTGGTAAGTCCAATAAGTCAAAAATCTCTGCGTGCTGTTCTAAGTCAAGAATGCTGTTATTAATACACTCTGGATTGTCGCTAGAAAGCGTGATGTACTCGCTAGGATGAGCGGAGAGACGCAAAGGAGAAGAAATTAGCGCCGCTTTAATTTGATCGCAAACATTTTGAATCGCGGCAAAGTTTGGCAAATCGCGAATCCGTAGATTGACATTTTTATGTGTCAAGATTGGAGCGAGACTAGAAGATAGTCTATAACCTTGGATATTGTTAAGCTGACAGAACCGAATTGTCCGCAAGGTATTCTTAAAGTTATGGAGAATGCGCTCGCTTAATTCTGAGATTGCAGAGTCAAATGATTGTTTGCAGAACTGAGTATAGGTCATTGTTTTGAACGAATGGCCGTTGTCAGATAATGTTTGCGAAATGCAGCAGAGGGATAGTTTCATAGACCACCGTAACCCTAGTCGTCTAACTGTTCAACTGTTATTTTAAATTTTTTAATTTGCGCTGATTGGTTTAGCCCTTTTAAATCCGCCTCTAAACAGTCCTTCAAGGTATAAGAGCATTCGTCTATAATTTCTGGATCATAAGCCCAAGCATCAAACCATTTTTCATATTTCCCATCAACTTCGCATCCGTTAACTTGGAGAATGAATCCTTCTGGGTCAAATGCGGCGTAACGAATATAAGAGTGTTTCATAATTCCTTCAATTCCACATCCGATAAATCATTAAAGTCTTCGGGTTGTTGGTCTTTATCGTAGCAAGACAGTAAACATCCGATGGAATATCTCAACTCATTTGAGAGTCGGTGAATATTTTCTCTTTCAAAGTTGGAAATTGTTTCTCCTAAATCTTTAATTTCTAAGGCTAGATTGTTAAAATCTTTAGAGATATTGCGGCGCAAACCGTCAAATGATACTTTCATGTTTCTTGATTATTTCGTTAATTGTTCGGAGGTCAGTTAGAGGTAGTTTTTTGACATTATGCCCGTATTCAAAAGAATTACGGATAGTTTGGCAGATAGTCGTGGTCTCTTTGTCGTCCAACCACTGTTGTTCCGTTTCGTAGAGGCGATGGTCTTCGCTGTATTCCGTTTTCTGCCTCCACGAGTGGAGATGAAATTCAACAAAGCGATTCCAACCTGGGGGTTTAAGCGTAAAATACTTTCGCCCCACAGCATGAACAATCATGGGAATGAGCTTTTGTTCGCGGCCTCTTCCCACTGCGTTGCCGACGTTTAAACTGTAGAGTGTTTCTCCGATAATGGGTTTTCTTTTCATGCGTATTTGTCTAGCTTTAAATCTTTTAAAATGCCCTCGATAGTCAACGCCGCCCGAAGGTAGCCTTCTGATTCGACCTGATTGATTGTCAAGAGTGAGTGGCTAGAGAAATCTTCTTTTTGAGCCTTTGCTTCATTGATTAAATTCCGTAATTCAATTACTAAATCCCCAAGCGTATCTTCGTTCTGAGTTTGGGCGCTTACAATTTCTTTGGCCCGCTGTTCAATCAGGTATTTTAGAGATTCGGAGATTTCTTTGATTGTCGGTTTTTTCATAGTTCTTCTGGTAGTTCCCATTCTTGGATTTTAAGCATTTCTTCTTGGGCGGCGGAAATAATTTCGCGGGCCTGATTTAAAGAGTTAGTAGCTTCTGCAAGTTCTTGTATGGCTAGGAGGTAAGTGGTTAGGGGGTTGATCATGTTGTAGTATATCTCTAATATTGTGTTTGTCAATAGAAAAGCGGCGCTAAATTAATAGCGCCGCGTATTTTGTCAAGAGTTAAGTTTATTCAAAGCCATTTTTTCTTTGTCAGCGATTGTTTTGCAACAAAGTGTAATATGTCTTATATGGAATGCTCAAAAGAAACAATATCAACATACTTAAGTGAAGACAAAACGCTTCAACAAATTCGAGATTTAACAGGATTAACCGTGAGGGGGCTTAAGAAAATAATGAAGGAATATGGACTTAAAGCTAGAAAAAATAAAGGCTTAAATTTAGTTGGCAAAAAATTCGGTCTTTTAAATGTATTATCTTTTGATCACTTTAGCGATCATGGTAAAAAATATCTTTGCGAATGTGACTGTGGTAAAAGGGTTATCGTAAGAGGCTCATCTTTGAATAAGGGTCGTTCCAAAAGTTGCGGAGCGGCTTGTCCCGTTAAATGGAAAAATGGGCATCCTACGAAAGGTATTTTAGATAAACAAAAAGCGCTTTCTAGAATAGGGGAAAAGCACTCAAGATTAAAAATTATAGACATTAAAGAGGTCTTAATAAATGAAAGACCCCGCAAATTTCTTTATGTTTGCGAGTGTGATTGTGGTCAAATCACGCTCAAAAACTATAATCATCTTAAAAACGGATTTGTTAAAAGCTGTGGTTGTTATATAAAAGACCCAACAACCAGAATTGGTAGGCTTTATGGCTTAAAAAATGCTTCCAGCAAACACGGTTGGTATTTCATGCAGGATGGGAAACGTGTGAAATGCCGCTCTGGCTATGAAGTTTTATTTGCTAATTTCTTAATTACGAACGGTATTTCTTTTCAATACGAGCCTCAATTATTTGAACTTGATGAAAATACCAGATACATACCAGATTTTAAAATTGGAGAAACTTATTTTGAAATAAAAGGGCTTTTAAAAGAAGAATCTGTGTCAAAAATGGAGATTTTTTCAAAAGAAAATAAATTAGAAATTCTTTTTTGGAAAGATTTAGTCAAATTTGCGAAACTTCCATTTAAGTCTTATAGCACCTTTATGAGAAGGGCAAAGGCTATTAATATGCCAGCTAAAGAATACTTTGCTAAAATGATTTACCAACAGGGACAGTATTGCGGCGGCGAGAAGTAGGTTTAGCATTTGGTGTTTTTGGGTTTAGCATTGAGAAGTTTAATGCATAAATTTTAAGTTGTCAACAAAAGGTTGCTGTTTTTGTAATGTTTTGTTTAGTATCTTTAAATGAAGCTGTTAATTTGTGGGCGTAGTCAGAGCGGGAAAACTTTTTTCGCCAATTATCTCAAGAAATTCTTGGACTTTTCTCATTTTAATGGGGACTTTGTGAGAGAGTTGACTCGCAATAATGACTTTACCATGAAAGGAAGAGTTCGTCAAGCTTTTTGTATGAAACTTTTGGCCGAAAATTGTGGATCGAAAGTTGTCGTATGCGATTTTATTTGCCCAACAAAGGAGTTGAGAAAAATATTTGCGCCCAATATAATTATTTACTGTTCCCACCTTGGGTCAGGACAATATAAAGACACTGATTCTTTGTTTGAAGAAGTATCGGAAGATGAAGCAGCAAAAGTATTTTATTTGGACAGGAAAAATGAACTCCATGTGGCAAAATTAATTGTGGCCGAAATTAATAGATTAAATTTTCGTCAATTAAAACACACTCAAGAAGAGAAATTGCTTTTTGCGCCTCATTAGAAACACTCCCAAAGTAGCCACGATATGATCCGTATTTTAATTTATTTTGTAATACGCGAAACTCGGGCGAATCTTTTTCTAGTAAGACGAAAAACTCATCTAGCGCTTCCAGCCATTTTGGAGGCATTCCGTGCAGATCAAATCCGTACCAATTTTCCTCCACGCGATCAAGCTTTTCTTGAGTCAGGAATTTTTCAACAGCCAAATCGCTCTCAATAAAATATGGATCATTTTTTCCTAGCCAATCGCCAGCGGCACGCTTTCTTTTCCATGGGTTTTCTAAAACATAGGAATTTGGGCGCAAATCAAATTTTTCAATTATTTTTTTGGTTTTGTCGAGAATATGATTAGCTGGACCCTTGGTTTCTTTTGCTCCCGTAACCGACAATTTCCAGCGGCCATTTTCATTCTTAAAACCAGTGATTTGCAGATCATGCTCTAGCAAGACGGAGACGTGAGTTCTAAACTTTGAACCGATTTCCAGAAACGGCCCTCCGCTTCCGTCGATGTAAGTAGGAACATCTGGGGTTTCCTTATATCCTACTCTGATATAGTCATTGAGATTTTCGCCGCCAAAAAACCATTCGCCATTTTCTAATTCAAAATATCGCTCTTCATTGTAACGACTCTT